ACTTTAAGTTTTCCAAAAACTTTACCAATCATTTCAATTTTTTTCATATTTCACAAGTATTTGTTATTATATATAAATATATTGTGAAATAAAAAAAGTAAGGAATTTATTATAAGTTCCTTACTTTTCTAACATTAAATGATCTCGCAAGATCCGTTTGCACAAGCCAATTCACCACTTAAGTTAGTATTGTCTTGAAGTTCAATAACTTTAGTAAGATCAACATTTGTTAGAGTCTTAACTAATCTTTCAAAATCTTCTTGTGTACAATCCTCGAAAGGCGCTTGTTTGTAAGTGTGGTTCGAATAAGGTAATACTGAAAGTCCATTATAGAATTTTCTGTTATTCCACATCCATTCACCTACCAATTCCCATTCATCTTCTTTGATTGAAACTGTTGCTGAAACGTTGTGTGAATTTTGACCACTTCTGTGTCCTGAACGAACCCACTCTTGTGATACTTTTTTCACACGGTCCAACATTTGAAAAACTGATTCATATCGAAGAATTGATCCTTCTGGCGCTTTTTGTGGGATTGTGATTACTGCCGTGTCATGTGGACGGAAATATTCGTCTTCAACTAATTCAGGATGGTTGATTGCCAAGTAAGAATAGATTGCTTCGTTTTTACCAACACGAATTCTTCTTAAATAAAAATCATTATGCCATGCGTGAATACCTGAAGATGTTCCCAACACTAATGATGATGTACCCGATGGTTTTACCGTTGTTGTTCTTGCTGCTTTATTGATTCCAATAAGTCCAGCAACTCTTTCGTTCTCGTCTTTTACGGCTTGTGCTCCTGCTTTCATGTCATAACCTAATACAACACCAGAACCAATTCCCGTCATACCAACTCCGATAAGAGCGTCCTTCTCTGTCGTTCTTTTCCATACATCGCGAAGGTAATGGAAATCTGTGTATCCGGCTTGGAGAGTCCCGATAAACGCGGCTCCTTTAACTCTTTTTTCAAAATCTTCTTGAGATTCGATGTCAGAAGCGTTAACCTCACACAGGTTACAGAATTGATACGGACGAAGACCGATTTCACAACAAGGGTTAGTTCCCCAGTCTTTGTCATTTGACAAGTAGATACCTGGTTCCCCAGCTCCAGACAATTCAATTCGTTTCCAAAGATCCATAAAGTATTCTTTAGTTACTTTGTGACGAAGAAGAACTGCCGAGTTGTTTGCTCTACCTCTTTGTGGGTTCTTTTCCCACCAGCTTCCTGATTTACAAGAAATCATTTCATCATCATCAGCGGAAAACAATGATATAAGGGCCGCTCTTCTAATACCACCTGCCAATACCGCATCTGCAATATGACAAACAATATCATGAGTTTCAATTGGTGTTAACTTTTCTCCATCATTTTTGTTTTCAAACACTTTAGTAATATTGTGAATACAATCTTTTAGTGGTTGAGGTCCCGGTGCTTTTCCACCTGATGTTACAAGTAACGCTCCTTTTTGACGAATATCAGAAAAATCAAATACTGGTGTTGATGATTTAACACCAAAATAAGATTCTACTAATACTTTAATTGCGTCGGCCCATCCTTCGATACTATCACCAATCAAGTATCTTCTTGTTCTACTTGGATTTGGTCTTTTAATCTCTGGAAGTTTTTCAACGTGATGTTTTTGTACTGAAAATCCTACCCCTGTTCCACCTAACAACAAGAACATTGTTTCTGAAAATGCGTCTTGATGATCGATCGGTAGATAAGCACAGTTGTAGATTCTGTTTGGTGAAATTTCAATTGGTTTTCCACCAAACTGTAGTGACCTCATCGAAGGAAGAATTTTTTTATCATATACCATTTTGTATACTTCTTCAATTTCGTCTTTAATGTGGGGGTATTTCTTTTGGTGCATTTCTTTGTTTCTTGTCACCAATTCTTCCCATGTTTCCCGTCTATTCAAATCGGGAACAAATTTGGCGTATTTCATATACACCGTGATGTCGCTTAATATTTTTTGTGAGATATTCATAGTTTACAAATTTAATTATTATTATTTTAATATTCAACTTTTTTAGGATTGTTTTTCTCTTTCTTTTCTTTTTTCAAGTAATTCTTTTACTCTTTGTCTTTGTCTTTCTTCTTTTTGATCTTCAAGACCTAGGAATGTTGTTGTTGATTCTGTATCAATGTCAATCATTGAGTTATCAAATTTACAGTTTTCAAACACTATTCCGTCATCACCAATTCTAGACTTTGTAATCGCTATTGTTGCCAACTTGAGTTCTTTTTGTTGTAGTGTTTTTGCTATTGATATAATTACGTGTCCAACTTGAGCCTTTTTGATTGACCCACCCATTTGATCAGTTGTTACAACTTCAGATGAAATTGATGACCGGTTACCTTGAGTTGCGGTCCAACCTACAATATTTAATTCGTGACACATTGCTTCAAATCCTCTCATAACACTACCTTCACTTTTCCATTCGTCCCCAAGATTTTTGTCTGGAACAATACAATCAATATAGTCTAATACCACCATGTCAATTTTAACCCCATCAGCAATCATTTTTCTGATTTCGTTTTTGATTTGTAACATGGTTTTGGTGTCAGAAGGTAATTTTTTCAAAATCAACTCGTTTGGCATTGTTGTTTTGATTTCTTGTACTTTTTGCATTACTTCCTCTTTTTTTTCTGACAATTCGTCAGGGTGTATTTTAGTCCATAATGTAAAATGTTTACGTTGAATTACCTTCGGGTTGTCTTCAAAGAATACTTGAAGAACATTAAATCCAAGGTTAAAAGCGTGGTTTGAAATCTTGGTGAGTACCGTAGATTTACCCACACCTGTTGGTGCTAATATAACACCAATTTCACCCTTCGCCAAACCACCTTTAAGTAGTCTGTCAATTCCTGGTATTCCCATTGGAATTGGGTGTCTGTAGTCTTCTTCAAGTACTTGATCTAAATTTGAAAACACGTCCATCATTGAAGTGTCTTTGTTACCCACAAGTAGTGCGTCTCTTACCAATTCTTCAAGTGTGTCATAACTTTCAAATTCACCACCATCTATGATCTTTTGAGCCTTTACCATTACCTTCTGTAGTTCTTGTTGTTTACAGAATTTTAATGCCTTTTCTTGTACAAAATCCGCTCCGTCGATAGGTGCATCCTTGATTTTCTTAATTGTATCAAGGACTACCTTAACTGCAAACTCCTGTTGTAACTCGGATTTTGCAACTTGTTCAAGTGTTTCAAAAGATGGTGTGTGATCGTACTTTACATAGTACTCTTTAATCATCTGGATGATTATTCTGAAGTATTTGTTTTCAAAATAATTACTCTCGATAACGTCAAGAATTGAGTGTGAAAACTCTTTGTCTAAAATAATTTGATTGAGTAATTGTACTTGGAAATTGTTTCCTAAATAGTCAAAATTTTTGTTCGTCGCCATAGTTTTTTTATCGTTTAGTATTGATAAATAGTACTAACTTTAGATAAAATTTGGTTTAAAATAATTAAATTTTTTCCCTGAAAAAATGTCAGTCAACTCACCTAATACCTTTTTCAGTCGTGGGCGTAGGTCTACAGTATATCTGACCTTTGGCGGGTATAGTTTGGCGTCGAACATTCTCTGACATATTGTCATATCTGCAGTCTTAATAAATAGCATAAAATTTTCTTGACCATCCGTATTTGATGTATTTAACACTTCCGGATTCTCACTAATTTCATACTGATTGTCAATCATGTAAACCACAGTTCTCATTTTAAGATCATACTGTAATTCATTACAAAATTGTCGAACGTAATTATAAAGTTCTTCAGATTGAATAGAATTTTTATTAAATCCCTTCACATTGAAATACCGTTGTACAACGATGTTTTCATTACACATTAACAAAAACTCCACTTTTGTTGTTTCTTGTTCTCTCATAATTTACTTTTTTCTTTGTTTGTTTCTAAAATTTGTTTTTTCTTTTCTTGAAAGTTTTAAAAAGGGCTTCAAGAAATTAACCCATGCATCATCTCCTTTTGGTAGATATTTAAAAAATCCGTCCTCCATCATCATTCGAATTAAGTTTCTATGTCCTCTTCCATCGGGATCCATCGATTCAGAGTAGTATTGTTGAACTAATTCTTTTTCCTCGTCATTTAAAAGTGGGTTATCCAAGTCCACAAGTTTTTGGTTAATTACAAAAAATTCATCACCAAAAATACCTTCTTTTGTTTTTCCACTTAAAAGGTTTTGAATTGCCGTATTTCCTTTTTCTTCTTTAAGAAGATTTTCACCTTTTTGTAAAATATAGGTGATATCTAACTTTCGTTCAAGCAATTCAGGAAATAATTTGATTAATGTTTTTTCACCAAGATAGAATATTCCATCAATGTTATCGGAACTATCACCGGTAAGAATTTTGATTGTTTTAACATTATAATGCGGAACTTCGATATCATGTAGTTTTATCTTGTCTCCAAACTTATAATATTGTTTTGCGGATGGTGAATAAATTGAAACCTTTTCACTAATTAGTTGAGTTAAATCTCTATCACTTGAGAATATTGTTTTTTCTTCATCTAAAGACACTTTACAGTAATGAGCAATTAAGTCATCAGCCTCTGCGTGTTCTGTCTCCAGTTGTCTTACAAACATCTCCTCAAGGTATTGTCTAACCCTCTGTTTTTGTTCTGCAAAAGATTCTTCTTTCTGTTCTGATTCGGAAGGTCTCCGATTCAGTTTATATTTTGGGTAAATCAATCTT